TAGGGAGCAAGTGAGATGGCATATTCGTTACTTAGATCACCTTTACTCATCGGAATAATGTGGTCTACTGTGTTGGCTTCTTGTCCGCAGTAATAACAAGTATAAGCATCTCGAATCAACACCTTCTCGCGCAGCTTACGGTAATGAGTCTTATCGTATTCTCTAGCCATTTATATTCCTTAACGGCATCCAGTCCTGATTAGTGTATGTCTTTAACCTATGGCAATTAGCGCACAAGGTTCGTAGATTAGTTAGTTGGTTATTAGCCTTGTTGCCATCTATATGATCCACATCTAGTTGAGCTGATATCACCGGCACAAAGCCACATTCTTCACATTGAGATTTCTTTTGTAAATGATAAGTCTGATGACGACACCTTTGACAAACTGATTTGTAACGTTTACGCCCTTTATGGTCTAGGCCGTGCGACGTAACTGGACGCTCATTACATACCTTGCAAAGTCTTCGCATATTAGACACCAGTCGATTCAACTGTATCCATTGCATCATCACTTGAGTAAGTGCATTCACTACTGCAATTACCACATCGCCTACACATTTAATGCCATCCTTTAGTCTTTAAGTGATTAAGAGCTTTACAAGGTAAGCCATCGTATCGATGATCTAAGTAACGCATATGCCATTTGACCTGCGCTCTAGGTGTTAGGTCTTTGACCTTAACGTTACGCATTTGTGCTAAACCATAATGCGAGCCATTACGGGCCAGCGGAGTAAACCGACTCTCTCTCCATATCAATTCAACCCAGCATTGAGTCTGCTCAAGGTCGCCCTGTAAGTGATTCATTGCTACTAGAGCCCAGTCAGTTTGATAACGCTTTAGACCATAAGCATTTGAGGAAGTTGATTGATTGATATTGATAAGAACGGCAGCTACGGTCAGAGCTATCAAGCGTAGACAAAAGGCTGGCCGAAGACTCGACCGCCGGGCTGCCTTCGGGCCCCGGTCGGCTCCGAGGCTAGCATACGAGTCAAATCGCTTACGCATTGATTCTCCTATCATCTCACATACTGAGACAAGTTTTATTAGTATTTAATTTAACTCTAATACTTCAACTGTTTCAATGGCTTTACCTATTATCGCCTCTCTAACCTTCTCCCTACCATCCTCACTAAATTTAGTAGTTAAATAAGGCTCAGACGCACTACCAACCGCCCAATCCACTATCTCACCATTTGGCGCAATAACTAAATCATCAACGTATTTAAGATGGCTTAATACATAATCAACATAACTAGGCCTTACCGTCTCGACTATCTCACTAGGCATCTGGCTTTTCACCCATTCAATAAACTTACGGTCTGACGTTATTTCCCATTTGAATTTAGGTTGGACGGTAGTTACATAAGCCACCGTCTCACCATCCAATTCAGCCTTTATCCGATCTGCCCCAATGCCATCCATCTCGGCTTGGAGTTCGGCTCTTAGGCGGTCTTTAGCTCGCTTCGCTTCGTCTGCGATTAGGGTAACTGCGGCTAGTTTTAGGCTTGCTTCCTTTATGCTCATTTCTTCTCCTCTCCCGATAGAGTCGCATCTCCAAGGACTCGACTGTTATGCCGCAATCCTTGGCGATGAACTCCATACTAAATCCCCAGTCGAGTAACTGGTGGATGTATTTCAAGCTGTGTTGCTTACTCACTCCTTACCTGCCCACCCATCTCCTTTGAAGATGATGCCAGGACTTGAGAATTGCTTCTCCATAAGCACCTGGCAATCCGAGCACCAAATTGAGTGATTAGAATAGACGTTAAATTGCTTCTCAACCGTTATTTGACATTGTGGGCATTTGAACTCATAAGTCGGCATCTTGCTTCCAATCCTTATGGCCGTTAAACATCTTGACTTGGATATTTTCCAGTCCAGCTGCTATCCGGCAGATTTTGCATTTTTGAGCCTTCATCTTGTAGTTGCCGCATTGGTCGCAACGATGAACGTCATCTTCCTTGGCGGCTAGGCGCTCGGTTGGATAGATAATCCGTTGCTCAAAGCATCTCTGGCACTCGACCAGCCATACTTCCCCGGGCGCTTCGGGTATATCCGGGCAATCGTAGGTCTTTAGAAGCCTGTGAGCTGTATTGGCTTTGCAAGTCCCACATTTGAACGGATGGTAGTCCCCAATCACTTCCTAAACACCCACTTGCCGGACTCATCGACTTTCATCCATTTAGCCGGGCATTGTTCTTGGCGGTCTTTGCTAGTGCATACCCAACCTCGATAGTCCTTGCCTTCCTTATTGCCCGTCTTCAGCACCATCGCGCCGTGATTGCAGATTGGAACTTCATCCGCTATCTCAGCACCTAGCGTTTCAATTAAGTGGTCGATGTTATGAACTATTGGCTCCGGATCGTCCGGCCGCTGTTCTTTAATGAATTCTGCCAATTTTGGATTTGTTGTTTGGATTGGCTTATTGTGACTCTGGTTGGGTTTAGCCCCATTTGGCTTAGCCAAGTATCCTGCAAGATTGAGAGCTCTTGATAAGCTGCCAGTTTCTGCAAGTTCAAGTGCGTATTGCTTTGACTTTGATTCCGACGATAGACCCGTCGTCCAAGGATTAGCATCAACTTCAGTTCGATAGATTTCAGTTTTGACGATATAGACATCGCACTCCTTTGCTAGCGACTCCTCGAGGACGTGAGTCTTAATTCGGTAATCAGGATTTTCTTGGGCGAATTGCTTAAAACGTTCCCAAGTTCCAACATAATCATCTAGGTAATTCGACATTTAATTGCTCCCTTGTTGCTACGCTGTGGAGTCCATCCATCAGCTGTTCTTTTACTGAATATAACTGACCGTCTGGCCAGTTTTGTAAATCAGCAGCGCACTCCAAACAATAGAAGCGCACTTGATTTCTTCTCATCGGACTAGCCGATATACATTTCCAATAAGCCATTTTCATAGCGTTTGGATGCCATTGATTGCCTTTAACTGTTCCCCACTTTTGCTTGCAGTAATCGCACCATTGGTCTTTATTTGTGTTACGCAGTAGGGTCAAAGTCGCTCCAATCGGTAAATCGGAGCTGACCCAAGATAGCGGAGTATCCAATGAGATCGACAATCGAATCCTCCCGCATTGGGGATTCCACAAGTCTTGAGAGTTTAACCGCGATAAACACCAGTGCCAGTTGAGATGGGTCTCTGAACTGAACACCGAGAATTCGGCAGATGTCGTAAACGCGTAGTAAGTGGTATCTCGGATCACCATACGCGAACCCTCTTTCCCGTAGGGTCTCGCCAGCAATCTCAATCCACTCACTTAACGAACGGTCGGCTAATTCGTCCATCCTTCAGCCCCCTTTCATAACCTTTACGGAATGATTCATCTTGGCGTTGTTCAGCTTTATATTGCTGATAGAGGATAAAAGCCAATAAGCCGTAAATAACTAAATTACTTAACATCGGCGCTCACCCCGTAATTGTCAAGAAAATAGGCTGAGACTTCGGAGTGTGAAAGCCTTCCCCGAAGCTGTTGCTTGCCCATCTTCTCTCTAGCGTATCGACGGATGATTGAGCCTTTAACCCAATTTGTCCCATCCGTCCAAGCCCCGGCAGTCGCATCAAAGCGAATTACCGCAACTTTATTTATCATTTTGCTCCCGTTCTGTAAATCCTAAATAGATTTACTAGATAAGGGTAAGCAATTAAATAGATTTAGACAAGTAGCAAGGTGGCGTGTCGGCAATTTAGGAAGCCGACTTCCTTTTGAATCTGCTCAGACCCGGCAAAATCGGTCTTTGTTGGAAGGGTCCTTAAAAGCCATTGTGGAGCCTCTAGAGCCCCTAAGTCAAACTGGTAGACACCTTTGGGCGTAGCGTTGATGTAAAGCGTCCTAGAGCCCGTTCTAGCCCTTATTTCGGCCAAGTAGTCCCACTTCTTGCGTTCTATCATTAACTCGTCGTAGTGGGTTCTACGGCATTTAAGCTCGATATAAGCGTCTGAGGTTATGCCGTCGGCTCGGTCGGTCGCTGATAGTGGCGTTAAGTCCGGGAATTCGGCCTTTAGCGCCTCGAATAGTTCGACCTCTCGGAAGTAAATTAGATGTCTTCCTCGCCGTCTTCCCAACCTATTTTCTTGATTGGGTCAGCAGGATCGATAAACCAATCCGGCCAAGATTCGCGTTCCATAGCAAAGGCCAAAGCAAAATCGGCTTTCCATCCAGCCGCTAAAGCCGCGTCGTAAATTGCTTTAGATTCAATAAAACGTTGCTCAAGCTTTGTGGGAAAAGGATTGGCTACTGTGCGCGGTCTGCGGACTTTGCGCTTCTTTGGCGCTTTTTTAGCGACGCGTCTTTTTTGTGCCATTTGTAATCCTCTCCCTTAGAACTAACTCAAGGGTAGATTCTAACTTGTCAAGCCTCGAAATCAGCGGAAGGTTCTCGAGTTTTATTATGTATCGAAGTCCGGCAATTAGTAGGCCGATTGAGCCTAAGACCGAAGCTACGAAGGCCGCGACGTTACTTGCGTCCATACTGCGGAGAGTTCTTATCTGCCCAGCGAACGGCTGGAGCTGTGATTGCGCCAATCAAGACCGCGTATTCGGGAGCAAAATCGAGAAGCAAAGAGACTCCCATAGTTACAGCTGAGGCGGCTACTGCTAGACAGTAATCCTTGAGCGCTTCTTGGAACTGTGGGCTTTTAATGCGAGCGATTAGGTCTTTCATTTAACTTTCCCTTCGAGGTCGAACCAACTTCCGTCTTGATCTCCCGATGGATTAAAACTTATATGGATGTGGGACTTGTGCGGATTGCTTCCGGTGTATTTACGCCAACGCCACCGGAGACGAGAGGAAGCAATACGGCCATCATAAATAACGTATTTGATTCGCTTGTCGCCTCGCTTCGCGCAAAGTCTGATTGCGTTTGCGAGTGAGTGAGCTTCTTCTTTGTGCGCCGATAAATCACTATCTATATCGATTGCTCGGACGATTCCATCAACCGGGATATGATCTGAAGAAGGATTATTGTAATGGTGGCGTAAATCAGCAATCCAGCCATCACTCCGACGAGAGCGCGAACTATAATCATCGTCTATCTGCTCTCGAAGTTGGACACCAGCTCGGCATAACTTAGCCAAGTAGCAATCTCGCTTCTTCTTCAGTTAGACCAAGGCGGTCGAGAATTGCTTGACGAGCGGCGGCTTTTGCTTCGGCTTCGGCTCGGCTTTTGGCTTCTGCGGCTTCATCTTTAGCCTGTTGTGCCAATTCTTCATCAGTTAATTCGCGCTCGGTTACTTCTCCAGTTTCGCAATTAACAATTATTTTCATTTTAGGACACCCCATATAGTCGGAAAGATGTATTAGTAACATTTGAGAAAGTTCCAGTTCCACCAGTTCTTACAATGTCCAAAGAAGTAACGGCAGAAGTTGAATCGTAAATACCTTGATAAAGTTGAAAAAAAGTGCTTGTCCGAACAAAACCTCTTTGAGCAAAATAGGCTTTTTTCTTAGTAGTTGAAGCATAATTATCCACAACAATAAAACCAACACCAGTTTCATATAAACCAGTTCCCGTCACATTTGTGATTAAAGTAAAAATTGTTGTTCCACCATTCGATTGCCCGGATGTAAATGAACCGCCTGATGAGCCAAAAGTTATGCCATAATAATTAGTTCCTGAATCATTGTTAATTCGCAAAGCAAAATCACTATTGTCGGAAGTATAGACACCAGTCCATAATAAATATAATTGTTTGTAAGTTCCTGGTATTGAACCAAAAGTAAGTGAAGTTGAAGCAGAAGCAGTTTGTTCGCTTATTAAAGTCATTCCACCCGAAGCCGCAGGAGCAGCCCACTTTAATCCTGTTGCTGTGCTCGTATCGACTGTTAGAAGATCGCCGTTATTTCCAGAACTTGCCAATCTCGCAACTGTATCAGCGGCAGTAGCGGCAATAATATCGCCTTTTGCGTCCACTATTGTTTTCGCAATAGCCGCATTAGCGTTATTGAAAACTGTTGTATCAATCGAAGATCCAAGCGTCCTAATTGCGGCCGCACCATCTTTGACTAAATCGGTATCAGCTGGCGTCGTCCAGCCGTAATTCGTTGTTGTTGGCATTGTTCTCCTTTAGGCGACTATTGTAGCGTCGAGCCAAGTCAAGCTCGGCGAAATCGTATTCCAAGTCTCTGATGCTGGAACGTTATTCCAACGGAAGGCTTGGAGTGAATAAGCGATAGGTGAGACGGTCATCTCGAGAGTTAGGCGGTTGTAGCCAGCCCTCCAAGTCCAACCTTCGACGAATCCTTGGAATTCGCCTCCCACCATATTCGAGGGAAGGTTTTGAATGTTAAGAGGTAGGCCCATAAAGACTTGAAGCAAGGTGTCTCGGTCTGTGTTGTCAATCTCCGGGCTACCTATCTCAAAAGTTATCCGGCTCATCTCGAATTGCGGATAGGCGCGGATGTCAAGATAGAAGGCAGCTTGGTCTTCAGCGTCCGTTTGATTCTTTAACGTAGTTGCCACCGAAGCTGCTAATTGACCGTAATCGGCAATAGAGGCGGCATCTGAGTCGGTAACTGAGGAATTGCCTGAGCTTGTGTAACTGATGGTAATTGAGTTGCGAACATCGCCAGCGCGCTTGATGACATTGAGACCCGGGCCAGTTGCGTGATTGCCGTCAAGGTCAACATATCCGTTGGCGGCTAAATATTCGCCTCGGCGAGTTGAATCGGCATAACCAATGCGGCCTTGTGCATCTTCGTATAAGTAGCCAAGCCCTGAAGTTGCTAATCCGCTTACTACCGCATAGACGTTATTTAGAACGTTATTCTGCGAGTCGAGTTCATAATCGCCCGGTTGGTCGATTTGACCCAATCCGCTATTTTGAGCATTGGCCCAAGTTACTGTTGGGTCATAAGTATTCCAAGTTAAGGAAGCTGAAACTTCGTTCCAAGTGTCAAAGAGAACGCCGGATAGAACTGCGTAAATCTGGTCGCCGTCCATATCGCTTGAGATGTTGCCATCAAATATGGCTCGAGCTAATCGGGCAAGAGCTCCGACGGCTATTATGTTGATTCGCTGGCTTAGGGCTGTTGATCCGGAGTTGGCTACTTCGACGCTAAGGTCGGTAATAAAGCCGCCGAATAAATAAACATAAGTTCCGTTGGTCTTCTTTACTTCGACGCTTACCGAATCGTTAATCTCAAAATTGACGTTGGATTCGTTAGTCTCTAAAAGACTGAGATTGCAATAGCCAGCTTGAGGCTGTTCGTAGATATTGGTTCGGCCGCTAGTGATTGTCATCCCGGCTAAGGTTGCAGATGTGACGGTTGAGCCGTTGACCTTTACGCGATATTCAGGATTCCAAAGAGTCATAAATTATTTGAATAAAGCGCTGTATCCGCCAGCTTGTCGTCTTTCAACGCTATTCATAGCATCAACTACTGCCCGAGCAAATCCAGTCTCATCTATTACGGAAGGAGCATTGACGTTGATTGTTATTGCTCGACCAAATCGAGCTTCTTCCGCTGAAGTTGTATTCATTGGAATTGAAGCGGTTTGTAATGACTCGCCAACTCGCTGAAGCATATTGAATTCTTTTTGGATTGGTCGAAGTAGTTCAGCAGCTTTCGATTTGCTAATTTGTCCAGTATCTAACGCGAATTGGATGTCAGAAATACGGCTAGAAGTTGATTGAAGTCGGCTAATTAAATCTTGTGGGGAAGTTACTAAACCTCCGGATAAGTCCGCAAGGCTTCTACCGCCACCGCCTCCAGTTCCGGCTCCAAAAGAAGTGACACCTCCGCCACCTCCACCGCCACCACCTGCAAAACCACCACCAGCAGCGCCTAAAAATGTGCCTGTGCTCATTTGGAAATTACCTATGCCGCCGCCAAGGTCTGCTCCGCCTATCGCGTCGGATTGTTTATTAAGTTGCTGAATCAGTAAACCCATTCCGGCAATAGCAGCTGCTCCGGCTGCAATACCTAGCGCTGGATTTAACGCAAAAGCTGAAGCAATACCAGCGGCCATAGCGCTAACTCGAAGCGCGTTATAGACACCTATTAAGCCTTTAACCAGCATAATTGTCGCTTGAACTCCAGCCGCAATTTTAGTAACTGCAAAGATGCCAGCAGCAACTACTCCAACGGCGATTAGTTCATCTTTGTAATCAGCAATAGTTTTAATTACTGATCTAGTCTTTTCTCCAAAATCTTCCGCTTCTTGTTGCGCTTTATTAAAAGATGAGGATAAAGATTTATCTCCAACTAGTCCTGCAATAAAAGCATTTAAGCGAGGAACACCATCATTTAATAACCAATCACCCAAGCGCTCAAACGCTGGCAATAATGCAGCTCCAACGGCTTCCTTGGCTTCCTGTAATGCCACCTGAAGTCTTTGGAATTTTACTAAAGCCTCTTCTGAACGCTTTTCGCTGAATTCGCCAAAAGTTGAGTTTAAGCTCTTATAGATTGCGTCGAAGTTTTTTGACTTAATTAGGTTTTGGTCTATACCTAAGCCAAGTCGGTTTAATGCTGTGTAGTTGCCGTCGTAGGCTTTACTGAGAGCGGAAGTGACCGCTTCCAATGGTTTTGATGTTGCAGCCGATAAATCTAAAGCAAGATTCAGAAGGGTTTGAGACTTTTCCGTTGATTCAGTGGATCTGGCTAATCTTTCAAAAGCAGGACGCAATTCATCATCAGTTACCCCGGTGGCAAGTGATGTCTGAGTTATATATCTGCCAACTGAAGCGATTTGCTTTTCTGTGGCGTTAGTGACTGCGCCTAAGGTCTGGGCTAGTCTGTTGGCGGCTTGTTGGTCTTCAGCTGCGGCTTTAGCAAAAGCAACGGAGAACGCTCCTACCGCTGTGCCGATTGCTACGAAAGACTTTACGACCTTGGCTGAAAGGTCGCTGATTTGTTTTGTAAAAGACTCAGTTCCTTTAGCGCCTTTATTTAGGGAATCAACTAGGTTCTTGGTATCGCCAAGAATCTTGAGCGTTAATGTTCTATCGCCAGCCATTACTTATTCCACTCATCTAATATCTCAGCGAAACGCTTTTGCCACTTAGCCACTAGTTCAGGCTGAATTCTGCGAAGGGTTGGATAAATAAACCATCCTCTTGAGCCTTTACCAAACCGACCCGAATAAGCTGGGAATTGCTTAAATTTATTAGAGCCAAACTCAAGACCGGGCCATAGCTTCTGCGTAGTGCCTCCGCCGCTAAATCTTTGTCTAGCGAAGCCAAATTTGATTTCACCGATTTTAGAAGTCTTTGATACTGAAGATCCATCGACAACTCGTCGGACTCCGGCTGCGTTCTTTGTTCGGGTATAGCCGTAGGATTTGATTTCTTTGTCGGCAAACTTAGCCAGCTCAAAGCCGATTTCTTGCCCGGCTTTTGTGGCTTCTTCATCCATCGCCTTGAATGATTTAAGAATTTGTGACAACTCTTGTTTATCAAAAGCGATTCCTGCTTCTGTCACCCATATTCTCCAAAATCTCGGCGGCGGTTACTATGTCGTCTGCGTCATCCCAGTATTGCGTCGGAATTCCTGTTTGGATAGCTAGTTCTACTAGCGTCCTCCTTATACTTCCGACTGGGTGGCTTTTGGGTTTGATTCTCCAGCCGTTACGTCTGCAACGGTTTCCATCCAAACCTCAAAGGATTTAACTGGCTTCCCGGCGGCTTCGCGCTTGTAAGCGTTATACGCCAAAAACATTAAATCCCAAACTCCTATCGCTTCTTGAGCCTTGGCTACGGTGTTTCCGGTTGCCTTTTCCCATTTAGCGAACTCCGGTGGTTGAGCGACGTAAGTTGCTTGTTCACCTGAGTTATATTCGATTGTGATTGGTAATTTCATTGCTCCCGATGCTCCGATCTATTAGGTGTAAGACTCTGAAGGTGTTCCAACCACTGTCAATGTCCAAGTGTCGGTAAGTGCTCCGGGAGCAGCTCCGCCAGCGCTTGGGAAGATTGGCAATACGTTGAAAGTAAATACTGCACCACTTGCAGCTGTAAATACAACTTGAACGGTGCTATTTGGATTTTGTTCTGCATTGTTCCACATCGACTCAAACAAAGAACCGTGAGCACCTGAAGCGCCCCAGTCCTGAAGAAGTTCGATTGTGAAGGTCCATTGACGATCCAAGGACTTATAGGCTCGGCCATCCAAAGTCTGAAAGGTCTCGATAATGGTTTCAGCCGAAAGTGTGGCTGAGGTTGTTTGAGCGTCATATGGCTTCGTATCTAGTGTGAAGGTCACATCGCGCCCTGTGATGATTGTTGTCATTGGGTCTCCTTATGCGGTTTGCTCGTAGCGGACGCTCAAGCTGATGTCTGAGACAAGTAGGTTAACTGCTCCGACTTGAGTTACCGCTGGCTGACTGACCGTTGATAACTCATACTTGGAACTCGAGAGAGCGCCAAGAATACTAAGAACCAGTTTCTCAAGATTATCTAATGAGGCTGGATTTGATAAATAAGCAACTGCCGCGCTTATTGTGTAATTTAATTTGACTCGGGTTGTTACTTTACCCAAAACTTCTAATTCCATATAGGGAGAATCCGGGACTATAACTACTGCCGGAACTTGAGGTGCTTCGGGGACGTGATCGTAAACGTTAGCGCTGACATTTGCGAGAGCTGTCTTTATTACGGCTCTAATGTCCTGTGAAATAGATGGCATTAGCCAATCATCGTTTCTACGTCAAGATATGGCCCAAGGATGCCAGATACGCGGTTAAAGAGGGATCGACCCAACCGGAAAGGTGTAACGGTAAAGTCGACCCCTTCTATCTGCCCACCAGCGGCAGTTCTCGATTGAAAAACTTCTACGGAAGTGACGATGACGGCATTTTCGACGTTTGGATTGCCTACATAAGTTGAAGCGCCGGATAGTGTCGCAGTTCCGGCAGGTATAACGTTCTTCTCAATTATGTCTGCATTTGTGATGGCGGCTGTGAAAACATAAGGCTCGATAAGGTCGTCGGTTACTGTGACTGTGGCGTTAAAAGGTGAACCGCAGCCAGTAACAATGACGGATTGACCCTCAGAGAATTCGTGAATTGTTGAGGTGTAGTAATAAGCGACGTTATCGGTTAATTTAACTTTCTCAATTCTTGTCGAATAAGTGACAAGCATAGGGAGAATCAAATTCTCGGAAGTGTCGATTATGTCGTTTAAGTAAGCATCGTTATATAGGGAAGACGAAACGCCAAGGACTGCTCTCAGCTCTGATGCTGTAACTATCGTTGGCATTTCGTCGCCCTTTCTTCTCTAGGTGAGCGGCCAGCTCGGGAGCGGACTGGCCGTCACTATTGGATTATCAGCTCTTGTTGAACCAGTTAGCGCCAGCGCCTACCTTGGTAGCGAGCGCGCCATAACCGTAGTAAGCAACCTTGATTTGTCCGGTTGCAACTACGTTGGTTTCTAGTCTGAAGCGGCTGGATTCATACCAAGTGTATGACTCTGGATTGACGATTACCATTGAGTAATCTCCAAGTCCTGTGTCTCCAGTTCCGCCAATGTTGCGATCTACATAGAGATCAAGTCCGAGAACATTTCCGCGTAGTGATGTTGGAGTTGCTGCACCAGCTGCGTTTGATGGAGATGTTGCGGTAAAGATTGGGCGACCGCTGGTCTCAGCGTAACCCATAATATTGCCCCATTGCTCTGGGCTTACGACAATATTGCGAGCGAATCCGAGAGATGCTTTGTAAATTGCGGCGGAAGCGCTAGCTGCGTAAGCAACAAGTCCGGCAGCTGATTCAGCTTGTCCGGTTGCATTAAGAGTTCCGTCGTTACCAATTGCTGATACTACAAAATCATCAGTTGCTTTAGCGTAAGAAAATTCCATCTGCCTTACAAGCTCGGAAAAGAAGGTCGGCGAGGATCGGTCCAAGAGCTCCACAGAAAACTCTTGTCCGCCAGCAAACTTCTTAACGTTTACGGTAATGAAGCTAGATGTCATTCCAGTCTCACCAATTGCTCCTTCTTCAGCAACTTCTGCAACTGTTGGAACTGCGGTAATTTTTGGAATTTCGAATGTCATACCAGCATCAGGAAGAACGCCTGAAGAGATTGCTGAAATCATTGGACGGTCAGCGTTGGAGAGTGGATTAACAATCTCTGTCAACTGACGGGTTGGGATAAGTCCGCTGTTGTTTGTTGTTGTGTCATCAGCAGCGAGGACATATTGACGGGATTCATCGTCGCCAAGAACCTTAGCGCGAATGGATGCTTCAAGATACTTCGCCTTTGTAAACTCTAGGCGAGGTGAGGTAAAGAAAGCTGGGCGTGCTGCCTCAACTGTCTGAACCTTGGCAGCTTCTACCGTTTCTTCGGCAGGAGCTGGAACGGTAGTGTCTGACACTTGTTCTCCTTCGGTTGGTTGGTCTGCTTCAGCGGTTGCCGGAGCAGAATCTTCTTCTTTCGGTGCTTCGTTTTCAGATGCGGCTACTTCTGAGACGCGAGCTGAGTCGATTGCTGGATCTGTAACGAGAGATACTTCCTCGAGTGATGCGCTAGTAATTTTCATAACGCCACCATCGTTAGACCATTCGTTAATCATTGCGCCGACGCTAAATCCATCGCGAAGGCCAGTAGCGGCTTCTTCTAATGCGTCATCGGCAGCAAAAGTCTTAGCCAAAACAAATTTAGCCGTTATTCCTTTATCAGAGGCCTCGAATGATGCAAGTTTGCCAATAGGTCGGGTTCTGTCGTGCTCGAGTAGTAATTTAACATTCTTCATCTGAATAGAGTCTTTTGCAAATACTGTCGGGCCAACTGAAGTGTTGCCGCGCTCGTTCCAAGTGACAATAGTTCCGCTGATTGTGCGAGAAGCAACATCGGCGGCAGTAATCGCCATTGGTAGATTAATTTTCATTAGGTATCAAGTCCTCCTCGCGCTGAATTTGTTCAACGCTCATCGCTCCGATTCGGTTTAGGATTTCGTAAACCTGAGCGCGCTCCAATGCGTTACCGCGTAGGAAGTCGTCTAGGTCAAAGCGCACCATCACCGGATTAGGAACAAAGTCCGGGAGTGAGAGCCTTTCCTCAATCGCTTTAAGAATTGGGCGAAGTGAGAAATCTACTAATGAGCGCCGTTCGCTAACCGCGTTGCTATATGTCATTGAAGTAGTCTCGGCGCTCAGGAAGTAAGCCGGAATACCACAAGCTCTCGCTAATTCTAGCGCGACATATTGACGGGCTTCAGTTAGTTGTAATGCTTTCGGATCAAAACCAATTTGTTCTATGCTGACATCTGCATTTAGGAAAGCAGTCGCTCGAGATTGTCGAGCTGTGCGCCAAGCATTTAGAAGAGAGTTAATTCTTTCGGCTGGCAAGTTTGTGCCAGTTGATTTGAGAGCTAAAGTTGGAACTGGGTCTTTAGCATAAGTTAAAGCCGCGTTTTCAAGATAAACCGCTGCGTTTACTGTTTTGCCAGCGCGGTGAAGGAATCCTTCGTCTCCACCATCAAATCTAATTAAAGAACCAACTCCGGATTGTGGAACTGCAATACCATCAACTTTATATCCGGTAATTGTTGTATTCTTGAAATCTGTATCAACTGTTACTCGGTCTGGGCTAACGCGAGTCCAAGCTCTTACGCGACCGCCATCAGTTGCAGAATACATTTCGAGGACTTGTCCGTATCCTGCGCCATAAAGCCAAATATCTTCGGCTAACCAGTTATAGATTACGAATCCAGCGACTCTAGGGTCTGGTTGATTGATAACTCTGTGAGGATCTACGTATTCGCCAGTGATGCGATTAAAAGTTGTTAAAGGAAGCGAACCAATAGTTCCGCAAATTATATTTCTAGCGCGAGCAACGCTTGGAACTGACATCGCCAAAGCTCTTGTTGTATTAGTTGGGCCGCCAAGAATGTTATAGACGGAATCGCTAATTTGAACTGGAGTTAATGCCGCTTCCACATCTGATTGACGGATTGGTTTAGAAGCAGGAAAGAAGAAATCTCTGATAGCACCCATTAAGGCTATATTGTAGGGGATATGTGCTACGCGACGATTATATCTACACCATCATCTGACTGAGTGGCGTAGTGAGTAGCCATTGCCGCAGCGACTGCTCCCGTAATAACTGCAGCGCTGACTTTTCTTCCAAATATCCAGCCACCATCGCCAAAAGTAAGTCTTACCGCTGACAAGCAATGGTTGGTTAATTCTTCTTGGCTTGAATGAGCCAATCTTTGACTTGATATGGCTGAGACAAATTCATCGCAGCTAGTTGCGTAGGCTTGGCCGTCAATAGCTTCTAATGGGAATCCGGCTGGAACTAATCGAGCCGCTACCGCACTAGCCGTCCTAGCCGAATAAGCAATTTTAATAACATTGAATTTGCGATACCAGTCGCCAATATCGTTAGCGATTAACTTGTCGGATAGATAGCCGGGATTTGTCCAAGTCTGAAGAAGCTGAACTTGAAACCTATCCCGGTCTATCCGCTGACTAGCGACTAAGGCTGCTTGTCGCCTATCAGGTGATAAATCAACCGCGAGCCAAGTATCAGCGGACGGATCTAGACGCAGACCCTCGACTGCGCAAGCTGCCCATTGAGACGGATGGATGACTGGGTTGATTGTTGAAACCCATTGACATAAAACTTCAGTTCTAACGATATCTTCCGGATCATTTAATACCGCTCGGATATTATCCGGATGAATTGTGTGGCCTAGAGATGGGTTGGCTTGTGCAACACCTTCCCAAAAGGTCGATGAGCCATCGAATTTGATTTCGGGAGGCGCAGACCATTCCCACCAGCCTAAAGATAAATCATCAGTAAGAATTGAGGCTAAAGCCCGTTCTCGCATTTTATTTAAGACGATTGAATGCTGATCTCCGGCGTTGGATAGAAGGAAGGCTTGTGGGTTGGCTGAAGCCATTTGAGTAAAGCGAAGGGATGACCAAACGTCCTCGTCGTGATACTCGCGAGCTTCATCAAGCCAAATAGTATCCGGCGCGGCAATTCCTCGAGTAGCTGAATTAGAAGCTCTGACGATATAACGACGGCCTCCGCTAAATTGCAATTCCTGAAATCCTCGGGCTTCTAGCTTCTTAACTAATTGGCTTTCCAGTTCAGGATGCTCGGTTATGATTCCGTAAATCTTGTAAAAGACTTCAGCTGAGGTAGTTAGTTTGTGAGCTGTGTGAACTTGGAGCTTTTGTTCTAAGCCAAAGATTCTCCAAAGAATCTGCCAGGCCATCCAAGTTGATTTGCCATTTTGACGGGCGATAAGAATCCCATTGACCGGAGTCTGCCAACGGCCGTCCGGTTTAAGTCTAAGCGTCTGTTCTGAAAGCCATTGCTGCCAAGGTAACAAGGTTTGACCGTATTTAGCGCAAAATTCGACAAACTCTAAGCCTTTTGACGGATTTTTTGTAATTTTAGTGTGAATTCGCGGTTTTATCACACCACTTAAAGTCGAAATTGCCCGAAGCACCTCAAGTTCCGGCAGTAGTTATAGTCCCGGATTCTCCCTATATGGAATTAGAAGTTTTGGGTAAAGTAACAACCCGAGTCAAATTAAATTACACAATAAGCGCGGCAGTTG